ACCCGATCATGTTAAACCTAAAATTCTTAAGCGAATGAATAGGTATAATAAATGGGAGTATGGATATAACGAAGATCATGACATGATTGTTATATCTAAGACTGGTCAAATTGGAGAAGTGTACGAAATACAAAATTTAAAAATAGCTTTACCAAAAGCTGAAGATGTCCACAAGTTTAAAGAAAATAGATGGACACCATTTGATTATCCTAAAGAATTAAAAAGAATTAAAACAGTCTTTGATTGGAGAGAATATCCTGAAGACTTTAAAGAAAAATATTACGACTACATTGACAATGAGTTTAAACGCCGTGAAGAAGGTTTTTGGTATATAAATAAAGATATACCTACTTATATCACAGGCACTCATTATATGTATTTACAATGGTCTAAGATTGATGTTGGTCAACCAGATTTTCGAGAAGCAAACCGTATATTTTTCATATTCTGGGCCGCGGTATATGCAGACTCCAGGTGTTATGGTATGTGCTATCTCAAGAATCGACGCTCAGGTTTCTCGTTTATGGCGTCAGGAGAGTGTGTTAACTCTGCGACTATATCAACCGACGCACGTTTTGGAATTTTGTCTAAATCTGGTGCTGATGCTAAGAAGATGTTTACAGATAAAGTTGTACCTATATCCGTTAATTATCCATTCTTTTTCAAGCCCATCCAGGACGGTATGGATAGGCCTAAAACCGAATTGGCATACAGAGTCCCAGCTAGCAAGTTTACCAGAAGAAGTATTACCTCGACAGACAAACCCGAGGATCTTGCAGGACTTGACACAACTATTGATTGGAAGAACACCGGGGATAACGCCTACGATGGGGAGAAACTCAAACTCCTTGTCCACGATGAATCAGGGAAATGGGAAAGACCTAATAATATACTTAATAACTGGAGAGTTACAAAAACAACTCTTAGGTTAGGATCAAGAATTATTGGAAAGTGCATGATGGGATCAACATCAAATGCTCTAGACAAAGGAGGTAGAAATTTTAAAAAATTATATGATGACTCAGATGTTAGAAAAAGAAACGCCAACGGACAGACTAGTTCGGGACTCTATTCTTTGTTCATTCCTATGGAATGGAACTACGAAGGATACATTGATGCTTATGGCTTTCCTGTCTTCGAAACACCTACCAAAAAAACATATGGACCTCATGGAGGCATAATAAAAATTGGTGTAATAGAGTATTGGGATAATGAAGTAGAAGGATTAAAGCATGATCAAGATGGTTTAAATGAATTCTACAGACAGTTTCCACGTACTACTAAGCACGCGTTTAGAGATGAGTCTAAGATGTCTTTGTTTAACTTAACTAAGATATATCAACAAATAGATTATAATGAAGAAGCGAAGTACTCAGGTCTTGTTACAACAGGTTCTTTTCAATGGGAAGGTGGTATTAAAGATACTAGTGTTATATTTATGCCAAACTCTAATGGTAGGTTTAAGGTATCATGGGTTCCACCGATTAACTTGCAGAATACAGTTGTAAAGAAAAATGGTTTAAAATATCCAGGCAATGAACATATAGGAGCTTTTGGATGTGATAGCTACGATATATCTGGAACAGTTGACGGTAAAGGATCTAATGGATCTTTACATGGTTTAACTAAGTTTAGCATGGAAGACGCACCTTATAATTCTTTTTTCTTAGAATATATCGCTAGACCACAGACTGCAGAGATATTTTTTGAAGACGTGTTAATGGCTTGTCATTTTTATGGTATGCCTATATTAATAGAAAACAATAAGCCTAGGTTATTATATCATTTTAGAAGAAGAGGTTATAGACATTTTTGTATGAATAGACCTGATAAGATTTATAATAAGCTATCAATAACAGAAAGAGAAATAGGAGGAATACCTAATTCTAGTGAAGACATTAAACAAGCGCACGCAGCGGCTATAGAAACTTACATAGAAAATTATGTGGGTCATTTAGGAGATACTCATGGTGACATGTATTTTCAAAGAACTTTAGAAGACTGGGCAGCGTTTGATATAAACAATAGAACAAAGCATGATGCTTCTATAAGCTCAGGACTAGCTTTAATGGCTTGTAATAAAAATAAATATAGACCAGTTAATGAAATAATAAGAGAAAAAGTTTCCTTAGGATTTAGCTCGTACGACAATAAAGGACACATTTCAAAAATAATAAAATAGATGATTACAACTAATTACAATAGCACGTTTCCAAGTCAGGTAGTACCGGATGAAGAAAAGAACAGTTGGGAATATGGGCTTCTTGTAGGAAGAGCTATAGAGAACGAGTGGTTTAGACAGAATAGAGGTGGTCAAAATGGCGGCGATAGATTTATGACAAACTACTCACAGTTTCATAACAGAAGACTATACGCTAGAGGAGAGCAGTCAGTACAAAAATACAAAGACGAATTATCTATCAATGGTGATATGTCTTATCTTAATTTAGACTGGAAACCTGTTCCTATTATTTCTAAATTTGTAGACATAGTAGTTAACGGAATGGCTAATAGAGACTACGATATAAAAGCTTACGCTCAAGATCCAGAGTCACAGAAAAAAAGAACTAATTATGCTGAGGGTCTATTAAGAGATATACAAGCAAGATCTTTCTTAGAAAAAGCTCAAAAAGAAGTTGGTATGAATTTATGGACTACTAGTGATCCTGAGAATTTACCAGAAAATAGACAAGAGCTAGATCTTCACATGCAGTTAACTTACAAACAGTCTATTGAAATAGCTGAAGAAGAAGCTATAGCTAATGTGTTTGCGCAAAACAAATTTAATGAAACTAGAAAAAGACTATTATTAGATTTAGTTACTTTAGGTATTAGTTGTGTTAAAACTAATTTTAATATAGCTAATGGTATAAAAGTAGAATATGTAGATCCTGCTTCGCTAGTATATTCTTATACAGAAGATCCTAATTTTGAAGACATATACTATGTTGGTGAAGTTAAGTCTATGACTATAGCAGAAGTAAAAAAACAATTTCCTTATCTTTCTGAAGAAGAAATGGAAAAAATACAAAAGTTTCCAGGTACTCAAAATTATTTAAGAAACTGGAATCAAGGACCAGATATTGTTCAAGTGTTGTTTTTTGAATATAAAACTTACAACAATCAAGTCTTTAAAATAAAACAAACAGATCAAGGTTTAGAAAAAGCTTTAGAAAAGCCAGACTCATTTGCCCCACCGGCTAATGACAATTTTGAAAGAGTAGCTAGATCAATAGAAGTTCTATATAGCGGTGCTAAAATACTAGGTATTGATAACATGGTTGAATGGAAGCTAGCAGAAAACATGACTAGACCTATGTCTAATATGACTAAGGTTAACATGAACTATAATATCTGTGCGCCTAGAATGTACAGAGGAAGAATAGAATCTTTAGTTAGTAAATGTGTTAGCTTTGCTGATATGATACAACTAACGCATCTAAAACTACAACAAGTCTTATCTAGAATGGTTCCAGATGGTGTGTTTGTAGATGTAGATGGTTTAGCAGAGGTTGATTTAGGTAACGGTACAAATTACAATGCTCAAGAAGCATTAAATATGTATTTCCAAACAGGTTCTATAGTAGGTAGATCACTTACACAAGATGGAGATCCTAATAGAGGTAAAGTACCTATTCAAGAACTACAAACTTCTAGTGCAAATGGAAAAATACAATCACTTATAGGTACTTATAATTATTACTTACAAATGATAAGAGATGTAACAGGACTTAACGAAGCTAGAGACGCTAGTATGCCTGACAAAGATGCTTTAGTAGGTATACAAAAACTAGCAGCAGCAAATTCTAACGTAGCAACTAGACATATACTACAAGCATGTTCTTTCTTAACTGTTAAAACAGCAGAAAATGTAGCTCTTAAAATATCAGATGTATTAGAGTATGATTTACTAGCACAAAGTTTAAAAGATTCTTTAAGTTCTTTTAACGTAGGTACTTTACAAGAAATGTCTAGCTTAAATTTATTTGAATTTGGTATCTATTTAGAACTAGAACCTGACGAAGAAGAAAAAGCTGTGCTTGAACAAAACATACAAATAGCTTTGCAGAGCGGTGGTATTAACTTAGAAGACGCAATCGATATACGTCAGGTTAAAAACTTAAAACTAGCTAATCAAATGCTTAAAGTTAAGCGTAAAGCTAAAATTAAACAAGATCAAGAGCAGCAACAGTTAATGATACAAACACAAGCCAATGCAAATGCTGAAGCAGCGGAGAGAGCGGCTATGGCTGAAGTTCAAAAGAACGAAGCAATGACTCAATCTAAGCTTCAATTAGAACAAGGTAAGTCTCAGTTTGAAGTAAACAAATTACAGCAAGAAGCTGTGATAAAGAAAGAGTTGATGGAGTTAGAGTTTCAATACAATATAAAGTTAACAGAAGCTCAGAACAAAACAATGAACGAGAAAGAAGCACAGATCGAAGATCGTAAAGATCAAAGAACTAGAATACAAGCAACGCAACAAAGCGAAATGATAAGTCAAAGAAAAAATGATTTATTGCCTAAGAATTTTGAGTCTAACGGAAACGATTCTGTTGGAGGAGGAATGAACCTAGAGCAGTTTATGCCTAGGTAATTTTATTAATTAATTATATAATATTTTATCATGTCAACAGAAAAAGAAACAAAAGGATCTATAAAGATTAAAAAATCTATTAAAGAACCTGTAGAAAAAGTAGAATCAAAAGAACCTGTAAAAGTTACGGTTGTAGAACCTATTAACGAAGGGTTAGAAAAGAAACAAGAAATAACTAAGGTAGTTATTAAAGAAGAACCAGTAGCTGAGGCTGCTATTGAAGAAGTTGTTACTATTGGAGAAGTGAATGAAGAGTCTCCAATAATACAAGAGATTACAGATGAAGAAGAAGAAGTAAAAGAAAAAATAGAACCTGTAGTTGAAGCAAAGCCTGAAATAATTTTACCAGACAACGTAGAAAAGCTAGTTGCCTTCATGAAAGAAACTGGTGGAACAATAGAAGACTATACTAGATTAAATGCTGACTACTCAAAAGTAGATAGCAGATCTTTACTAGTAGAATATTATAAAAAATCAAAACCTCATTTAGACAAAGAAGAAATTGAATTCATTATGGAAGATAATTTTTCTTATGATGAAGATGAGGAGGGTGAACGAGACATCCGTAAGAAAAAACTCGCATTTAAAGAAGAGGTTGCAAAAGCTCATAGCTATTTAGAAGAACTAAAGGGTAAATATTACGACGAGATCAAGTTGAGACCGGGCGTTACTCAAGAACAGAAAAAAGCTGTGGATTTTTTTAATCGATATAATGAAGAACAAGAAGTGGTTGACAAACAGTATACTGATTTTAAATCCAAAACTAAACAATTATTTGCTAGCGATTTCAAAGGTTTTGATTTCAATGTAGGAGACAAAAAGTTTAGATACGGTATTAAAAATCCTTCTGATGTCGCTAACAAGCAGAGTAGTTTAAAAAACCTAGTTAACAAATTTATGGATGACAAAGGTAATGTAACTAATCACGCTGGTTACCACAAAGCCGTGTACGCCGCAGACAACGCTGACACTATTGCTCAACATTTTTATGAGCAAGGTAAGGCAGACGCTGTAAAAAGTGTCGTTGCTAATTCTAAAAACATAACAACTGAAGTAAGAGAGACTCCAAAAGGTGATGTGTTTATTGGAGGATTAAAAGTTAAAGCAGTTACAGGACAAGATTCTTCTAGACTAAAAATCAAAACAAGAAAATTTAACTAATCAAAAATTAAAAATTAAAAATTATGGGTGTATTATCTCCACAATATGGTAATTTGGTTCCTTCGCCTACGGCGCAGGCTTTATCATCAAATTATCTACAATTTAACAACGCCGCTGGCGGTGGGACGTTCGCACAACAATATTTACCAGAAATTTATGAAGCTGAAATAGAAAGATACGGAAATCGTACTTTAGGAGGTTTCTTAAGAATGGTAGGTGCTGAAATGCCAATGACGTCTGATCAGGTAATCTGGTCTGAACAAAATAGATTACATATCTCTTACGACGGATGTACTCGTCAAGCGAATAACTTTACAATCAACGTTAATCCTGCTGGAACAGCTGGTGTTACTAACGTTATAACTACAAACATGACTATCGTGGTAATGGATCCTGCTAAACCAGGAGCTACTATTCACGGATTTGTTGGTGCTGTAGGTGCAGCTGCTGCTGGTGGTAACGTAAATTCAATTGATGTCTACGCTTACGATGCAACATCTTTAATAGGACTAAGTCTTACTGGGTTAAAAGTATTCGTATACGGTTCTGAATTTGCAAAAGGTACATTAGGATCTACAGAAAATATCCAACCTTCATTTACTCAATATTCTAACGCTCCGATCATTATCAAATCTAACTACCAAGTTAGTGGATCTGATACTGCTCAAATCGGTTGGGTTGAAGTTGCTGCTGAAGATGGAACTTCTGGATACTTATGGTATCTAAAAGCTGAAGGAGAAACTAGATTAAGATTCGAAGACTACTTAGAAATGAGTATGGTTGAAGGCGAAAGAGCTATCTCATTTGGAGGTGGTGCTGGTGATTTATCTTTCCTTAGTCAAGCTGTAGCTGGTGCTTTACCTGCTGCTTCAGGATTTGGAGCTGCTGTTCAAGGTGCAGGTACGCAAGGTTTATTCTCTGCTATCAACACTAGAGGAAACGTTATGGCAGGATTCGGTGGATCTTTACAAGATTTCGATGATATCTTAATGAACTTAGATTCTCAAGGTGCTATTGAAGAAAACATGCTTTTCTTAGATAGAGCTACAGAATTACAGTTTGATAACATGTTAGCACAACAAAATTCTTACGGAGCTGGAGGTACATCTTACGGTGTATTTGAAAACTCTGAAGAAATGGCGTTGAACTTAGGATTTTCTGGATTCAGAAGAGGTTCTTATGACTTCTACAAGACTTCATGGAAATACTTAAATGATGCTTCTACAAGAGGTGGTTCTGGTAACTTTACTGGCGGTGACAACATCGATGGTTTATTAGTACCTGCAGGAACTTCTACTGTGTATGACCAATTACTTGGTACAAACATACGTAGACCTTTCTTACACGTACGTTACAGAGCTTCACAAGCTGACGATAGAAGAATGAAATCTTGGATCACAGGATCTGTTGGTGGCGCTGCTACAACAACAGCGGATTTTATGCAAGTTTCTTTCTTATCTGAAAGATGTCTAGTAACACAAGCTGCAAATAATTTCGTATTATTTACTGCTTAATATTTATTTAAAGGATAGGCGCTTCGGCGCCTTGCCCTTTATTTTAACTTTTTAATTATATTATATTATGTCTAAAAAAACAAAGAAAACTCAACTAGAAGGTTGGGAAATTAAAGATAGAAATTACTTTCTTACAGGAAACCACAAGCCTTTAACGTATACGTTACCGTCTAAACATTCAGCTCGATATCCATTGTTATGGTTTAACGAGGAAACAGGAGAACAAAAAGCAATAAGATATGCTACTAATCAAGTTACTCCTTTTGAACAAGACCAAAAAGGCGAATCTACATTATCTCATATAGTATTTAAAGATGGTAGTTTAAGTGTTCCTAAAGAAATGCAATCACTACAAAAATTATTATCTATATATCATCCATATCTTAATACAAGATATACAGAGCATCAACCAATTGCTGAAGCTGAAGATGAGTTAATAGATTTAGAAATAGAAATTCAAGCATTAAACTTTGCTAAGAACATTGATATTGATGAGGCGGAAGCTATTCTAAGAGTAGAAAAAGGATCAGTAGTATCAAGCATGAGTTCTAAAGAGATAAAAAGAGACGTGTTATTGTTTGCTAAAAGACAACCTAGATTATTCCTTGACTTAGCTCAAGATGATAACGTTCAATTAAGAAACGTTGGTATCAAAGCTGTTGAATCAGGTATAATTGATCTTTCAGTTGACAAC